AGCTTTTTAGAGAGGACACTATGGCCGCTGCGATGGTAACAATGGCAGAGTTACGCAGTAATTTAGGTATTGGCACTTTATACAGTGACGCTACAGTGGAAGAGTGCTGCCAATCGGCAGAAGATTTAATACAGGGTTATTTATGGCATAACGATGCCCCAGTAGTAGCTTCATCTATTAGCAATAACGTAGCAACTTTAGTATTATCAAATCCTGGCATATTTACTACAGGTCAATCAATAACAGTGTCTAATTGTGGTGCAACGTATAACGGCACATACACATTAACAGGATCATTTCCAGGTACTACAGTGCCCGCTTCAATCGGCACAATGTTTTGGAGTACATACGCACTTAGTTCATACCCTAACGGCTACAGCTTTATTCAATACGCAAAAGTTTCTGCAGACGATAACTTCCATTTTATTAAACCATACGGCCGAGCCCTTGGCCCAGAGCATAAAGCACAGGCTTACACTGCGACCCCTGCCATACGAGAGGCTGCGATGATCGTGGCTGTTGACATCTGGCAAAGCCGTCAAGTTAGCCAGACTGGTGGGGTAGGTATGGATGGGATCACTGCAAGCCCATATCGGATGGGTTATCAGCTGATTAACAGAGTGCGTGGTCTCATCCAACCGTATTCTAGTCCTAACTCACTGGTCGGCTAATGCCAGCTGCAATAACCACACTACGCAGCACACTTGCAACAGACTTAGCAAACGCAGGCGTGTGGTCAACCTTCTCATTCCCACCGGCAACACTACTGGCTAACAGCGTAGTAGTTACCCCTGGTGATCCTTATTTAACACCTAGCAATAATGACTACATAACTATTGCACCTTTAGCAAACTTTAAGATTCTTATGACTACACCAGCATTTGACAACCAAGGCAACTTAGCAGGCATGGAAAACTTTATATTAGCAGTAGTAACTAAATTAGCGGCATCAAGTCTCACATTAAACATATCTACTATTTCAGCACCTGCTATAGTCAACGCAGCTAGTGGCGACTTGCTTGTATCTGAGATAACAGTATCAATCCTAACGAGTTGGAGTTAACATGAGCTATAAAGGATTAACAGAAGAAGAGCATAACTTTCTGGTCAAAATAGGCCAGATTACCGACCAACCAGCAGCGGTTAAACGACCAGCGGCTAAGAAAGATGAGGACAACGAATAATGGCAATCTATCTAAGTAATGGCGTTGTTGTCACGCTGAACAGTGTCGCTCTAAGCGATCACGTAACAGCCGTAACAATTAACCGCTCATTTGATGAATTAGAAGTAACAGCAATGGGGGATACCGCGCACCGATTTGCAAAGGGTCTAGAAGCCAGCACTATCACTATTGACTTCTTAAATGACACAGCAGCAGCTAACGTAAACGCAACACTTCAGGCAGCATGGGGTACTACAGTGCCACTAACAATTAAGCAGACTTCTGCTGTAATTAGTGCAACTAACCCAGAGTATCAAACAACAGTATTGGTAAACAATACTCAGGATGTAAACGGCGCAGTGGGCGACATAAGCACACAGTCAATTACATTTACCTGCCAAAGCCCTATAGTAGTTGACGTAACAGCTTAAGGAGTAATAATGGCAAAGCTAAAGATAACAAGGGCTAACGGCGAAGTATCTGAACACAAGATTACGCCGGGTGTCGAGTACGCTTTTGAGTTAAAGTATGGCGCAGGAATTAGTAAAGTCCTACGTGACCACGAACGGCAGACTGAGATTTACTTCTTAGCGCATGAGTGCTTGCGTAGGGCTAACGTAACTGTACCTATTTTTGGTATTGAGTTTATTGACAGCTTAGAAACTGTCGAGGTATTAGACGAAGAAAAAAAATAGTACAGCGTGATTCTACGCTCTACGCGATAGCAAGTTTATCTGTAGAGCTAGGGATCGCGCCTAGTGAGTTTATTAATATGGACTCAGAAATGCTACGAGCAATCGTGCAGGTACTTGGCGATAGAGCAAAGGAGATCAAAAATGCCAGCAGTCGAAGTCGTAGGCGTTAAAGATGTCCTTAAAGGTTTAAAGTTTATTGATGAAGATATGCGTCAAAAGATTAGGACTGCTATAGATCCTTTAATGCGTGGCGTAGCAAGTAAAGCACAAGGATTTGTGCCGGGTAACGGCAGCGTGTTATCAGGCTGGAGTAAAGCACCTAACCCAGCAATTAACTATCGCCCGTTTCCAAAATATGATGCTGCTACTGTTAAAGCAGGTATTGGTTATAACCCTGGCGAAAATAAAACATTTAGTAATGGATTTAAGGTTAGCAACTACGTTTACAACGTTAGCGCAGCTGGTCGCATATATGAGACTGCAGGCCGTAATAACCCACAAGGTCGTGCGCCATTTCAGCAGATAAATCCCGGCACACCTAACTCACCTGTAGGCGCAGTGCAAGGATTTGAGGGTACTAGAAGAGCTAGAGAATATACTTATAATAAATCTACAAGAGAGTACGCATCTAATAATCCGTTTGCAGGTTATCAGTTTGTAACATCTATGGGTAAACTTACATCACAGCCTAAGATTAAAGGCATACGTGGTGGTGGTAAGAAAACTAAAGGCAGACTTATATTTAAGGCTTGGGCACAAGATAGTCCTAAAGTTTACGATGCGATACTACAAGCCATAAACGCAACGGCTATACAATTTAACAAATCTACAGAGATTAAGAAGGCAGCCTAATGGCCAATGTAGTCGTCTCGGCTATTGCTACCTTTAACGGCAAAGCCTTAAAAAAGGGTAAGAAAGAAATATCTGCATTTGATAAGCAAGCGCAAAAATTAGGTAAGACGTTTACTAAAGTTTTTGCAGCTGCAGCCTTAGCAAATTTTGGAAGAAATGCAGTCAACGCATTTATAGAATCAGAAAAGGCAGCCGCTAAATTACGCACTACAGTCAGCAACCTAGGCTTAGAGTTTGAGCAGCCAGGCATAGAAGATTACCTAAAGAAATTATCGCTGCAATTTGGCATAGTAGATGAAAGTTTAATTCCGGGCTTCCAGAGGCTATTGATAGTAACTAAAGATGTCGCTAAGGCACAGAGTTTATTTGAGACTGCACTAAACGTCTCAGCAGGTACTGGCAAGGATCTCACAGCTGTATCTACTAGCCTATCTAAAGCATACCTAGGCGATAATGCAGCACTAGGCAGGTTAGGCGTAGGACTAAGCAAGGCACAATTAAAGTCAGCATCTTTCCTAGAAGTACAGCGCACACTTAACGTTAACTTTGCAGGTCAAGCCGCAGCAGCTGTAGAAGGCTATGCAGGCAGTATGGCTAAATTAACCGTAGCCGTAGATGAATCTAAAGAGGCAATAGGCAAGGGCTTACTAGATGCCATAGCAGCACTATCTGGCAGTAACGATATAGATACATTTACTGTAAAGATGGTTAATGCAGCTGAGAAGATAGGCAACGCATTTAGGACTGTAGGCGATGTAATCGGATTACTTAATCCTAATGCAAGCGTAAAAGTAGGCGGCAAGTTCCTACGTAAGTCTGATATGAACGCACCTAGATTATCACCAGCCACAAGTAGAGCCATGTTACTAAAGCAAGAAGTTACACAGATTAAGACTGGTGTGTCTTTACGTAAGCAAGAAAATGATCTACTAAAGAAAAAAACTGCCGTAGATTTACTACGAGACAAGTTTGACCTAGAGCGCATAGGGTTAGCGGCTGCACTTAACGCTGCTACAGATGACGAAACTAAATTACGTCTTAAAGCACAGTTAGCGATATTAGATAATAACGAAGCTTTGGCTAAGAAATTACTAGCCGAGATGGAAGGCACTAAAGCCACAGTAGAATTAACAACACAATTTTATGCATTAAGTGAGGCTACTAGAGCATTACTAACTAGCTTTGGCGTTAGTCCATCACAGATAGGTGCAGGCGGTACTATCATAGATGGCGCAGGTGGGCGCATAGGTAACCTTGCAAACACTTCTATAAATAACCCTAATTTTGCGTCAAGTGCAGAGGGAATGCAATTAGGATTAGCACTTGGATTTACGCCAGGCAGTAGATCAAATGCTGCACCACAGGAAATTGTAGTAACAGTAAACACTGCTAATGCTGGTGATAGATTAAGTCAAGCCATAGCAGAATCTATACAAATTGCTACAAAGAATGGATATAGCACAGTACCGGCAGGTCAAGGCTTCTAATGCCAATACCTGTAATAAATGCAATAATTAACTTTAGTACTGGCCCTAGTTTTGCTCAGGCTATAATCCTAGATACAGGCATACTAGACACAAACGTATTGGCAGATGCAGCAGATGTAATTGTAGATGTGTCTAATCGGGTTAATCGAATAGAGACTAATCGTGGCCGTACTGCACTATCAGATCAATTCCAGACAGGCTCACTTACACTACGCATAGTAGATCAGAATGGCGACTTCAATCCGCAAAATGTTACAGGCCCGTATTATAATTTATTAACGCCTATGAAGAAGGTGCAGATTACTGCAACCTACTCATCAGTAACTTATCCTATATTTTCAGGCTTTATAACAAGCTACGTGACTACATATCCAGGTGAGTCTGGTGAAGATGTAGCAATAACGACTATACAAGCTGTAGATGCATTCAGATTAGCGCAGTTAGCACAGATCAGCACAGTCACAGGTGCAACTTCAGGCGACTTATCAGGCACACGTATTAACGAAATACTAGATGAAATTGACTGGCCAATATCACAAAGAGATATTGATGCAGGTCTTACTACTATGCAAGCAGACCCAGGCACTAACCGCACAGCATTACAAGCACTATTTACAGTAGCCAATTCTGAATATGGTGCTATTTATGTAAGTGCCGATAATAATTTTGTA